TTATTTTACAATATCTTGATTGCTTAGCTTAGGAGCTAACTCTTCAAAAAAATCACTTTCAACATAAGGAATGTTACCTGTATGTCTTGAGTAAGCTATTCCTCCCGTAGTGATTAACTTCGAAATCGAACTTTCACTAATAACTCCAATAATTTTATTTTTCTTACCAGAACCGAAGCTTTCAGCATTATCAAATGCAAATCTTTTCGCTACTTCCCTATGAAAAGTGATTACTGATTGTATATTATCAAGAGGCATTAAATAAATTTCCGGAAGCAAATCCGTTATGTTTATCGCGACTAATCCAATGTTTTTCAAGGAGCCGCTATCTTTGATTCTCCTGTCGATTTGTTGATTAGCTATCTTAATATTCTTGGCAAGTTTTTTAATCGATTTTATTCTCTTGCATTCTACAAATAGAGATTTCCCATCAGGGAGTTCAACAACTATGTCGCATATACCTTTGAGCGAGACATTGTAGCCAGCACGAATAAATCTTGATGCGGTCGATAATTCAAACAAAAAATCTCTTGCCTGATCGTTATCAACCAATCCTCTATACTCCTGCCCGGAGATTATTTTATTAATCTGGTCTTGAAATTCCTGATGATTCAATACAGACAAATCATTATAAACTCTTATAATTTCATTAGCTTCTATATGAGAATTCAAGAACGATTTTATTAAAGGGATTTTATTTTCATCCTCTACTAGATCGAAAATCTTTTCTCCTTTTGACCAAGAGTTCATTTTTTGAAGATTTTTTTGATAGATGCCATATCTTGTGGAAGCATACTTAAACCCCATACTAGAAAACCATGAACAAACCTCATTGTATTTTTCTAATAAACCATTAAAATCATGTAAATAAAATTCCTGCTGCTGCATATACCATCCTTTAATAAATACAATCTATTTCAAAAACTTAATTATACCATTCACACATGCAAATTGTTGATACACTAATCACTTAATGATCAAATCCATTGAATTCTTTGTTGACCTGACTCTGTCGGGTGTGGCGATGCTGGCACCACCTCACCCGGTGAAACGATAAAGCGTTCGACCGTTTCAGTGGTCACAAACGTCGCGCTGCAGTTGATGTTTGTGCACTGGTGATACCGCTCTTTGGTCGTGTCAGTAAAATAGCGACTTGTGCGGGCGTGAGCGGCAAAATGGCATTTTGGACAGTGAAACATGGCGAGCACCTCATTTAATTTTAGATGCGTTAATTTTACTCACTTTTACTTTATATAACAAAGACTTAAAAAGCAAATCACTGCGCTAATTCTTCGCTTTCGTACTCCACATCCGAAACCTTAACCTCAAGCTCTAAGCCCGTCGTGTAGCCGCTCCCGTTGAGGTTATGCACCACCCGGCTGATTATCCACGCCTGATCGTCTATGACGCGCTTAACCCCTTTTACCGCGACTGGCGTTTCAGGAAATAAATCTGCCCGGCCAAACGCCAGCGAGATTGAAAACTCCGCGACACCTCGCTGCAGCTTGTCCCACTTCGCCTGAGCGGCGCGCATGGCCTGCGCCTTTGTCGCGTAAATGGTCGTCAACTCCAGCACGTTGTCAGCTTCTCCGGCCATATACTCACCCTCGTGCGCTTCCTGCTCTTTTTTGGCTTTGGCCTTTGCCGGGGCTTGGGTCGCTTTCGGGTGCTGCAACGCGCGGAGATGCTTCTCTTTTGGCTTACGCCTGAGCTTCACCTTTTGCTTTTGCGGCTTCGGGTCTTTGGTGTGCAGCCATTTTGCCGTCACGCCGGTATAGGCTTCCCGGTCAGCAATGGCAAACTGATGACGATCGCCGTCCCCGCGCTCAAGCGTCATCTGCGGAATGGGCTTTCCGCTGGCCGTCTTACCGCTCCCCGCTTTCAGGAATAACAGTTTCCCTGCTTTTACCGAAACCGACGCCCCGTTCCGTTCAGCCAGGCGGGACAGAAACACCGCGTCGGATACCTGCGACTGGTCAATGTGAGGCACGACGACGGTTTTCAGCGTGTCGGCCACGCTGGCCATCAGTTTATTGCGTGCCGCAATCGTCTCCACAATTTGCCCGAGCGTGGTGTCATGCCATGACTGTTCCCGACGAGAGTTCAGCATCCCGCGAAAATCGGCGCTTCGCCCCCGGATGGTCAGCGTATCAGGTGCGCCCCTGTGCTCGATTTCGTCGACCGTGAACGTCCCTTTTTTTATCAGCGCGGATCCCTGCCAGCCTAACCACAGCGTCAACTTTGCTCCGCGCGGTGGCATTGCTATCTGGCCGTCAGTGTCATCGAGCTTGATATCGAGTTGGTCGGCCTCGAATCCGCGATTATCGGTCATGGTCAGGCTGATAAGGCGGTCACTAAAATCCTGGGTGATATCGTCGTTATCGAGCTTGAGCATAAACGCCGGGGCAATCTTCGCCCCGGCCTGAATATCCATTCCCGTAATCATCCTGCCAGCCCTCCCAGCCAGTCACCGGCAGACGTGACCAGATTGTCGGCCTGCGTTTTCAGATCGCCATAAATGACCGCCAGCGATTTATCGACCCGCTTAAGGGAAAGGCTAAACTCGATTTTTCTCGCCGCTCCGTCGCTGAATAGCTCGGTGTGCGTGTGCGTCACTTTGTCGATTACATACATGCCGTGGATCATGCCCGTTCCGTCAATCAGCGGCCACGCGCGCCCCTCGTCTGCCATCAGCTCGATGGCGGTCAGTGACAGGCGTCCGCCGGTAATTTCGGGATAGAGCACACCCGACAGCGTGCGCGTGGTTTCACCTTCCCCGAGATACTGGTAAGCCGGTGGCTGTCCGATACGGTCGTTTGACGCCCAGCGGTAATCCTTCGAATACTGCATGGACTGATAGGGCAGCGTGCGGCGCTCAAACACAAACAAACCTAAAACCATTAACATGCTTTAAACACCCGCGCGTTTTCATCGACTTTTCTGGTCAGTTCCTGCTTAAGCTGCGCATAAGCGGTCTCCAGTTCAGTGACGCGCTGGTCGGTAGCGCTGAGATTGGTTTGCACCTGCTCGGTGACGGCGGTCACCGCCTCATGCACGTCAGCGAGACGGGCGTCATCGCTGGCCTGCTTACATCATGTACGTGACCGACGCGGCGCAAAGCAGCACCGACGTAGAGGCGCTGCGCTCCGCGATGCGCGACTCGAAAGGACTCGGGAATTTTAAAAAACTGTTTTTCTACGACCCGAACGGGAAACCGGATGGCATTAAGATCGTGCCGTTGAGTGAAGTCGCCAAGAAGAATGATTTTTTTAACATCAAGAAGATGAGCGCCGCTGATCTGCTCGACGCGCACCGCGTGCCGTTCCAGCTCATGGGCGGCAAGCCTGAAAATATCGGCTCGATGGGCGATATCGAGAAGGTGGCGCGGGTATTTGTGCGTAACGAGCTGACGCTGCTGCAGGAGCGGTTTAAAGAGATTCACGATTGGTTAGGAATGGAGGTGATCCGCTTTAAGGATTACAGCATCGAGACCGACTAAACCCGCCCAAAATGCCGCCTCCGGGCGGCACACCCTCAGAGCAAACCATACGCCGCATACGCGACGCAAGCGCCCCGACATCACCTTGACCGACTTCACATTACAGCGCGCCACCACGACACGCACAGACGCGCAAAAATAAATCCCGTCACCACGTCTGGCGCGCAGTGCTATCCCCGCCTCGCCTACCCGCTTAATGGGTCGCTTTTGATGCAATTGCATCACTACTACTCAAAGAGCTATGATGAGGTATCAGTTAATAAAAACTACTTAACATTCTGCATGCATTTTGATGCATCCTGATGCAGGAAAAGATGCATTCGAACTTGTAGATTGTATAAGTAACATTGTAATCAAAAGCTTGAACCTGTATAGGAGAGGGGTTTATGTCAGATTATTTTTTTGAGTATGAAGAACAGGCTGAAAACGAAGATGATGTTGAGTTGGTCGAAGGAACAGACTTCTCGGCTGCTGTAGTTAGCGGTACTGATTGGACTACAGAAACTATTATCAATCAGATTAATAAAAACAATATTCAACTCAATCCTGATTTTCAACGTCGCGATGCATGGGACAAATCTAGGAAAAGTAATTTTATTGAATCATTGATATTGGGGCTACCTATCCCGCAGCTTGTTTTGGCAGAAAGAAAGGATCAGCGAGGCGCATATATAGTTCTCGACGGAAAGCAACGACTATTAAGCATTCGTCAATTTGCCGCTGAAAAAGATGATTTGGTTTATGAGTCCTTAAAATTAAGCGGTCTAGAAATCAGAGCTGATCTCAAAGGTAAAAACCTTCACGATCTTAGAGAGAATGCTGATTTTTTTAACGATGTTGCTGCTTTCGAAAACCAGCCAATAAGAACCGTTGTAATTAAGAATTGGCCAAGTGAAGAGTTCCTTTATCATGTGTTTTTACGGCTCAACACTGGCAGCGTACAACTCGCACCTCAAGAACTTAGGCAAGCTCTTCATCCGGGAAGTTTCGTTTCCTATATTGATAGTGTCGCGCCAGAAAACGAAGCGATCAAAAGCATATTAAAACTTAAAAAACCCGATTTTCGAATGCGTGATAATGAACTACTTTTGAGATATTATGCACTCAAAAATTTCCTTCCAGACTATGCTGGTGATCTTAAAAAGTTCCTGGATAACACCTGCCTTATTTTCAATAGGGATTGGGGAAAAGTTGAGAGTATGATTGAAGATCAATATCAAAATCTCAATCATGCTCATGAAACCATTGTAAAAATATTTAATGGTAACAGTTATAGAAAATGGTTCGCAGTCGATTATGAAAAGAAATTTAACAGAGCTATTTTTGACATCATGACTCTTGCATTCTCATATCCTGAAGTGCGTGCGGCAGTGATTGGCAGAGAAAAGGAGGTTGAGGAGCTGTTCAGAAGGCTTTGCAATGAAAACTTTGCATTCCTTACATCAATTGAAACTACTACAAAAAGCCTCAAATCAACCCATACTAGGATTTCAGTATGGTTCGATGAATTAAATTTATTATTAGGGACTAAATTACCTACTCTGGTTATTGATGATACTACTAATAGAATTAAAGTGGTGTAATTATGGCTAGCTCCAGTCGGTTTATCACATTGCAGGAGAGGCTCGAAGAATTAAGGAGACACTTGCTTCCTGCGGAGTTTTCTCCTATAGGTGAGTACGACCCTGTCCAGTTAGATATGGCAAAGGGATATCGGCTTTTGACTCATGCAGAGTTTGAATCTTATTTGGAAGATGTATCTGCTGAGACTGTGAATTATGCTTTAAGGCAATGGGGGGAGAACAAAATTCCTTCCATGACGATTGTTTCGTTTCTTGCTGCATATCACAGTTGCTGGTCTGTCGGTGATGAAGAAAATAATCAGGAGATAATCAATCTATCTCAAGGAAGAAGCCATCCCAAAGAATCCCTCCGTGAAGTCATGAATATAGCCAGTAAGCAATTCATGAAAAAAGTAAAGTCCAATCATGGAATTAAAGCTAAAAATTTCAAATTACTTATATTACCTACTGGTATAGATATCGAAGAATTAGAGCCTGAAATGTTGCCAAAATTGGATAGTTTTGGCTCCAAGCGAGGTGAGATCGCGCACACATCAGGAAGAGTTAATCAACAAATCAACCCTCAAGACGAGCTCGAAGATGTTAATTTTTTACTCAATTGTTTCCGTGAACTAGATTTAAAGCTAGCTGCAATAAAAGAAACGATATAGCTCCTAGATATAAAATTAAGCCATGTTTTTACATGGCTTTCAGCTGACAAACTCCTGAGAAAATCACTGATATCACTCACAACTAGTCCTCGGTACTTTAACAATTCAATCATCTTTACATGCTTGTTTAGAAACCCAGCCACTCATCGCTATCTGGATAAGAGAATTTTCTATCTCCATAAATCACCGTTGCTCCACGCGACAGCGCATCGAGTTCCCACCGCTCCGGGGTAATACCTTCCTGAGCTAAATCGAATCGTATTTGCGCCATCCTCCCTCTTTCGAGCTTTGTCATCCTCGCTGATGGCGCTTGCTCGCTAGTTTTAAGTGGTACATTCTTTATTTGCTGGCGATTCCTGCGAGGTGCGCTAGCTTTTAACGCCCCGTGAAGCCCTTTCACGACATCTGGCTCGTTCCATCCGGTCACCCCGCGCTCAATCAGATTTAACACCGCTGCGGCTTGCTCAGTCGGTGTAGGTGTCATCACTGGATCACCACCGCCGGCGAGCTTTCCACAGTTATTGACAGGACTCCGAGGCGCGGCAGAGCCGCTTTTTAAGGTCAAAGGCTCAACGGCCAAAATCTTTGGAACGATGCGCCATTCGGCTGTACGGGTTACATGGACACGATGAGCCCCGAGATGAGGGGCATAAATCCCAACAACCCTCTCGATATCTTCCTCGTCTTCGTTGACCTCATCCGTCACCTTACGGGCGACCCTGACGGCCTGAGCATCACGCGGCATGTTTGCCCCACCCTGCGCGATGATGTACCGCTCAAAGTCCCCCTCATCTGCAGCAGCTCGCGCGGCCCGGACCCTGTCGTCAAACTCGCAGGCAATACTCACCCCACGCGGCAGTTTGCGTAGTTCGCGGTAAGCGCCCATCGTCGGGAGGCGTGCATATTCATCCCGCGCAGACAGAAACCCAATCGAGGCGGTTTCATTTATCCCGCACAGCTCATTAACACGCTCAAGACGTGGCAGCAGCTTGCGCTCAAATGTGTTTTTAAGGAAATACAGCCCACCTAAAGGGCTCTTTTTACGGCGGATGAAGTTATAACGCGATGTAAACAGCGTTTGCAGGAAAAACGGCAGACGGTCAATCCGGTTTAAAACACCTTGCACCTGACGGAGTTCGGCACGTGTAAGGTGTCTGTCGCGGCCAATTGCCTCTTTGGTGACGTTATTCCAGGGATAAGCACCAACGAATGAATCACTGGTCCCCTTCAAAAATGGTGGTGGTGGCGAGGGGGCAACACGCCCCTGAGGTTCTTTGGACATATTATTTAAAAGCGTCCAGACATTGCTTCCCCATGCGTTCAATCCGAGCTTCCAAAGCTGAGAAGCCAGTAAGATCGCTGGTCAAAAGATCATGCAAAACCAGGCCTGAGATAAGCTTAGGGATAGTTGGGTAGTAACCCACAACGTCCAACCATTCCTTACCTTCATTTTTCCCGGATGTAGCGGTCTTTTTTCCTGCAAAATGAATTGATAGAGGTCACTGGTGATGACGTATTGGTTATTAATCTCGATGTGTATGCTCATTTTTGCTTCCTGTTAACAGTGGTTAACCAGCTCTACCGAAAATTGAGTTGTGTAACTTTTCCGACTCCAGGCCTAATAACTCGATAATCTCGGTACGATTAAGTTCTGACTTACTGATGTACGCGATAAGCCCATCAAACTGAGAAGAGAAACGGGTCGCCAAGTCGCGCTGTGCCTCGCTTACTGCCTGCGCCAGATGTGCCGAATACATCCCCCGCTGCGCTGTATTTTGTTTTTGCATTTGCCTATCTTCGGACAAAAGGAGTCCCCACGCTGTATGGCGCGTAATAAAACGAATCCAGATTAATTAATATAAATACTGCTCAGGTTTTACCGAGGTTAGAATAGTTGGTGCGTACTCAAAAAGACTGAACAGCTCTCGCAGAGCGCGGAAAAGTTTGTCACGCCAGTAACAATCCTCTTCATTCAAACGCCAGTGCGGCATCATAAATTCCTGCTCTGTCAGCCCAGCATGAAGAAACAATGAGCGCCTTTGGCTGAGGGTCAGGCGGCTGGTGAAAGTTGCTTTTGACGCGCCAAGTTGACGATACCGGGTGAATGCATTTCTCATTTCATCAAGTGTACAAACAAGACGCTCACGATCGGCTTCGGTCATTTCCTCTAAGCGCATCACAGAGTGACGCTGTTTTAATTGAGCGTGGAAACAAACCGTAAGACGCTCCCGCTCCATCATCTGATTGTAAAAATCGCAAGTGTCCTGCCAGCGAGGCTGAGCCAGATACTTGCAGACCACGAAGCGCTTTTGGTTGTTTCTGGATTACATCAAGTGTCATTACCGTCATAACCACAGTCCTCTCTTTTTAACCAAGCGACGAAGCTTCTCGATAACACCCGTCTTACGGGTTCGGATGATGATGCCCTTGCGTCCGCGACCGCGAGTGATAGTGAAGTTGATCAGATTAGGGCTTTCTCTTCGAAGTAACTGTGCAATGCAACGAGGTTCATTCTTCATACTGGCTCCCCTAATCCGAGCCACATTAGCCAACCCCTTCGGGCGGCTGTCATAAGCCATCTTCAT